ATCTTCATCCGACTGTTGATGATCTTGAAGAAGTCATCTGCAGCCGTTAGGGCACGACTGGACCAGTTGAAGAGTGAGTTGTTGCGGACCCTATACAGGGTATCTACTACCCCCAGTGCGGCGTTCTCAGCCACAGCCCTGGAGTAGGCTTTGGGATCCATCCCCGGCTTGATTTCACCGGTGGTGAGTCGGATGGCTTCGAGCTTAGCTAGAGCATCTGCCTCTTGGAGGACAAAGCGTCGGTTGACCTGCAAGGGTTCGCCAGTTTGAAAGGAGATTCTCATCACCTCAAAGGCGTCACTGAGGGATTCAGAAAGACCCCGATAGGCAGCAACAGCAGCATAACGTGCGGCTGCATCATTCCTAAACACACCCGCAAGGCCCAGGCTCAGGGGTTTTTCGACTGTCGAGTAGAAGTTACCAGTGGCATTTCTTAGCTGAGTGATAGGTCCCGAGAGGATCGAATTATAGATGTTGTCCATCGCTAACTGAGCGCCGACTCGGGTGAGGAGGGTAAACTGACGGACGGTGCCGCCTGGGTCTCCACCATTGAGCACCAGCACCTTGACCAAGGCCTGAAGTTTTTCCTGAGCGGCGGCATCTTGGCCTGCACGGGATAGCTTCTTGACGTCCGTGGCCCAATCCTTGAGGAACTTGGTTTGCTGTGCCTTTGCAGCACTAGGGGTCATGTCAGGGGCCACTTTGCCAGTTTGGCCTCCAATGATTTCCCGGAACATGCGGAGGCTGTAGCCGCTGGCTGCACCCGTAAGTTTGTGAAGCTCCGAGATGGCGACCAGGCGATCCACCAAGCGATCCATCTGGTTCCCTGGGTTGCGGCCGGCGGTATAGAGCTCGTCAATGCTCTGGGCTAGTTGGTAGATCTGGTTGGCCGTGTCCGTGATGATGGTCTTGGCGGCCACGATCCCCTGGGCATTCAGCAGCTCCTTGGAGTTGCCATCCTCCGTCACGGTCTTGGTGAACTTTTGCTCCCGCAGGGTTTGGATCAGGTCGTCGCCACTGGCTACGGCGTCCCCTGCAGAAGCATTAGCCTGCCTGAAGGCGTCGATGAAGCGAGTAGCATCTGCCACCACCTCGTTGATGGGACGTCCAGCAGCCTTGGAAATGGCCCGGAGGTCCATGTCAGAGGCCGTTTGCCGGATCACCTTGATGGTGGCCTCGGTGACGTCTGGGGCGGTCTGCAGGATCTTGTAGAAGGCGTCGGTGAATACACTGGGGCTTTTACCCATTGTAGGGCTTGTGGCGCCTTTGAGGATGGTTGGGTCGACATCAGCGCGTCGGGCGATCCGAGGCACGGAGGTTTCGAGTCGGATCTGATCTGCAGCGGCTTGGCTGGGGGTAGTGGACTCGTCGAAAGTGGCCTGATCCTCGGCTCGGAGGCTGGCAGGATCTGACGAGAGATCCATCTCTAGCTGAGCCTTCTCGTCGTTGATGTCGGCCAGCTGGCGGTTGATATCCTCCATCCGCTTGGCTTCCTGCTGGACAGCTCCATCCTCGAGAGGAGGTACATCAGGTTCAGCCTTGGCGGCTTGCTCTGCGGTCAGTCGGTCGACTTCGGCAGCAGCTGCCTCAAACTCGGTCGTATCAGGGTCAGGTTTTGAGGTAATCTCCTTGAGCCGCTGTTCGGCTGCTTGCAGCTCGGGGGAGGTTTCAGGTGCAGCCTCTGGCGTCTTCAGCGAGGGATCGGTAGGCTGGAGGTTATCCAGCTCCTGCTTCAGCTCTGGTGTAAGAGGCTTGCCGATGGCCCGGAGGTCCAGTTCAGCCAGCTCGGCTTCCAGCTCGACTCGTTTGGTCTCCAGTTCCCGGAGGCGTCCGGTGGTGGCAACGGGCCACTGCTTGTCGGCTAGGCCGGTACTGGCTGCTTTGGCTGCTTTAGCTTCTTCGGCGCCGGCGGCGACACCGCGAGCCATGGCCTCATCGGGGGGCATACCCTGTTTTGCAAAGCCCAGGCTCCATTTGCGAGACGCTATCAGGAAGGTAAGGGCATCACCTACGGCGCTTGGGAGGCTACCGCTTACGCCTGCTTTGAGCTTAGACCAGAAAGCGTTGTCGGTACGACTGGATGCCAGACCCAGGCTCACCACGTCTTCAATCTCTGGACTGACGAATGGCAGGTCCCGGACCATGCTGGCGAAGTTGGGATCACCGGGCTTGGTCAGGAGGAAGTCAGCGACAAAGCTGGCAGGGAGGCCGGTTACAGCCTGAACTGCCGTCTTTGCCAGCTTCCCTTTTCCAGCGGTTTGTGCCACCAATCCAATCTTAGGCAGCATCGCGGCCACTTTGGTGGTGGCGGTGGCAAAGCTCAGGACATCAGCGCCCATGTTGCCTACCCAACTGGAGGGCCGGTTGTCCTTACTCATCGAGTTGATAAGCGTGTACCGGTATTCCTTTTCCAGTGGGTCCCAAGATTTGGGTAGTGCCGGTAGAGGACCACCTGCGATTTTAGCTATCAGACTTTTGTTGGTGTTTTTTTGAATGAAACTGTAGGCTGAAGTAGCCCCCCATAGGGCAGTCTCAGCTACACCTTCAACCATTTGGGTTATAGCCGCATCGGCTACTCTTGCCGTCTCTTTGATTAGGCCCAGGGCTCCTTCCTTTCCGTCATCCTTTAGAGCTTTTCGTGCCCAGGAAATAGGAAGCCACGGGGCTTTATCCTCGAGGTTATCCGGTAGAAGTTTTCTTGGTGGGGTTGGGGCCGCAGGCTGGGGCTTGTCTTTGGCCTTTAGCTTGCGTCCGCTGGGAGACAGACCCTTGACCTTGTTGGCCTGTGCTTTCTGGGCAAGCGCGGCTTTGGCCCTGAGTTCCCGTTCCTTGCGCTTCCGCTCCTCTTCGGCGGCGATGTCTTCGGGACCTGGATTGGTTACAGAAGGCAGGAGTAGGTTGGCGGGCTCGTCGTAGATGGACTTGGGAGCGGGCATGGGTGTAGGAGCAGGTGATACCGAAAACCCCACCGGACGCATCCAGCGGGGCTATGTGATCGGATGGTGAGGGGCAGGGGTGCCTACATCACCGGATGAGGGTGCCCAGGAGCTCCTTGAGGACAGCTGGGCGGATATATGGGACCTGGGCACGGCTGCCACGGGGGGCAGGCATGATGGGGTCGATGGAGGCGATGCCTCCGGCGGAGGTGGTGCCGGTGCTTCCCTGGCGGCCCAGGACGGTGCCGGTCTGGAGGGTCTGTCCTTCCTTGACGTGGATGGCATCCAGGTGGGCATTGATCAGCTGGAAAGGTTGGCCTGTCTTGGGATCTTCATGTTCAGTTACGACCCAGAGGCCGTAGCCTCCTTTCTGCTCACCGATCTCGATGACTTTGCCTGGAAGAAGGGCAGGGAATTGCTTGTCCTGGAAGTTAATGTCGACCCCTCCTGGTTGGTAGGAGTCACCGCGACCCTTGCGCTCGTAGTCAATAGAGGTGACGTTGGCCTTGCTGAAGTTCCCAGCCTGACCCACTGCCCCTGCGCCACGAACCTGATAGGCGGCTCGCATCTTTCGGAGGTATGGTCGAGCGTTGAAGGTCAATTTGCCGGCTTCCCACTCGTTGTTGAAGTCCGCTACAGCTTGCTCGAGGTTGCCGCCGCCCTTGAGGTAGGCCGTGAGAGCAGGACGCTTCCAGCCACCCCAGATCAGTTCGGCAGCCATGCGGTCCTGGAGCTCAGGGGTAAACTTCTCGTTGCCGGTGAGGCCCAAGCGAGTCGTGAGTTCGGCAAGAGCCTGACCCTGACCCAGCTTGAACTGGTACTTGCCAACGTGACGTGCCCCGGAGGCTTGAACCTGCTTGATGGTCATGCTGGTGAGGCCTGGGATGCCGTTGGGCAGATCCATGGCGGCTCCTCTGTTGGCCGCTTCGTAGGCCCGGGCGCCTCCTTCCTTCTTGCCGAGATCTCTAAGGAGGTCTGCGGTCTCAGGAGCGAGGGCGCCAGGAGCTACCTGTTGGTTTTGCAGGAGCAGCTGTTTCCGTTGGATCTGCAGCTGGGCGTAGACACGCTCGATAGGTGTCGACCGGGGGTTGTCCAGGATGGCCTCCTGTAGGCCCTGGGATGCCCGGGCTTCTAAGCCAGCAAGGCCTCGAGGGGCTTTAATCTGGTCTCTACTGAACTCGGTCTGCGTGAGACCCGTGGCCCGCACAGCAGGCAGCATATTGTCAGGGAGTGAGCCGGTTTTTTTGAGGGCTGCAGTAGCTTCCTTGAGGGCGCTCTCCTCGACAAGACGATCTTTTGGTCGTATGGGTAGAGTCTTGTAGTCGATCGGCTGCAACGGAAATCCCCTGTAATCGGTCACGGTGGACCTACCGTTGGCGCCAATGTTGACGCTTATTCGATTGGGTTCCAGGGGCTCCTTGAAGTCAACAGGGAATCCAGGTGTTTTAGATCTGGTGGGGTTAATCTGGTACCAAGGCCTCTTCGAGAACTCTTTCATCATGTCCTCAATGGCCCGGTCTGGATTGAGGTTGGGATCCTGAGCAAGGCCCTTCCGTAATCCTAGCATCAATTCATCAACTAGGTGGTTTGTCCTGGTGGCTATTTTTGCACCTCCAACGTCATTGATATTGAAGTTCTTTTCCAGTAGGAGATTAAGAAAGTAACCCTTAGCCGCTGCATTGGCTCGTTTTTCCCAGCCCTGTAGAGTCGGTGCAAGGACATCACTAGGGAATGTCATCCGATTGTCAAACCCAGGGGGAAGGACACCATCAGCGATCTCTTTTTGGATCTGCTCCTTGCTGTAGAAGCCTGGCGTGTCAATCTGCTTTTGAATAATAGCATCTAGGTAGGGCTGGCCGGCTCGGCGGCGAGGTTTGGCGCTGTGCTCCACCTCAGCCTCACTTGCTCCCTCTAGTCCTTGTTTTCTTGCTTCTGCCAAAGCTGCAGCCGTCGTATCGTATGCCCTGGCTGCCTCATCGGGGGATGCCTTTAGTATGCTAGCATTGTAGGCATTAACGATATTTTCTACCGTGACTTTTTGCTCGGCCTTAAGTCTTGCAGCGTCGGCATCTTTCTGGGCGAGGATGGCATTTCTAGCTGCTTGAGCTTTCTCCGGGAAGCGGGTACCTAGAGTGCCCTTGGAGTCACTACCGTCCTCAGCTATCGGAGTATTCTCGACTGCTGTGACGTCGTCGACCCTTCCTTTGCCTTTGGCCGCTTGCAGAAGGCGATCATAGACTAGCTCGTTGGCCTTTCCACGAGTCATCCCTGGCACGTTATCAACAAACGCCTGAGCACCGTCCTGGAAGAGACCGTGGAGGGCCACAGGGTTGTTAAAATCAGTCCGAGCAATGGCCGCAGCCATTACAGTTAGGGTGTGATCTTCAGCTTTGGCGGCTTGATCTTTGGCTATTCGATTATATTGTTCTTCAAAAATGACACCTTTGATCCTCATGATCGCAGGTGCAACCAACTCAGAAACAAGCAATGGATTGATAGCACCGTTGGGTCCATCCAACCCACTGGTGCCAATGAAGCGTTGAAGCGCCACAGCCCACACGGCATTCAACTCAGAAGGTGTGCTGGCGCTTGAGGGGGCAATCATCCGGGTGTTGCCCTGGGCGTCCGTTACTTCTACGGTTGCATCGGTCGAACCCATAGTCTGCCGGAGGAGGGCTTCAGCACTGCCGGCGGCCTGCATGGCTATGCCCTGGGCCTGTCCATAGGACCGCCACGCATTGACCACTGGATCGTTGGCACGGATCTCAAGTGCCTGGACAGGCTGGGTCTCCTGGAGGGTATTCAGGGCCCTCTGCTCGCCCTGGGCTGCCGTTTTAAGCTGCTCGGCATTCTCTCGGTAGGTCTGCAAGGCCTCTGCCTTGGGCTGCCTGTCTCCGTTGAGGATGTCAGCAATGCCTAGCTTCCGGTCATTCTCGTTGATGCCCTTCTGACGATCAACCAGAAACGTGGTGGCAGTCTTGGATAGCTGGGCAAGTGCCTCCAGATCCTTGGCTGAGTTGGTAAGGGTGGCTTCCTGGGCTTTGGCGAAGCTGTCCAAGGCCATCTGTCCCTGCCTCAGGACGTTCTGCGAGTTGTCTGCAGCTTGGACAGGGCTGAATTCACGGGATCCAGGTCCGCCCAGAGCCACACGGCGACCCTGCGGTTTGTAGTCGATGGCCATGGTTTGCTCAGGGGGAGTTTCGAGTGGGGATCAGCCGAAGCCAGTTCGGGTCTGGCCCTTGGGTTGGGTTTTAGGGATCGTCCCTTTAGGCGCCTTGAGGGAGCTGAAGGTGTCATAGCCGGAGAGCGCCGCTCCACCCAGACCAGCAATCAGCCCCAGCGAGCTAGGCCCTTTGACCTTCGTGGGCGTACTTGGAGCTGGGCTGCGTTGCGAAGCTACTTGGGCATTGGCTGAGGTTGCCTGGTCGAAGATACTGTCGATCGACTGGTAGTAGTCGTCCCGGGCGTAGCCTAGGTTCAAGCCTAGAACAGCCAGGTCTCGCCCATATTCCCGATCCGGGTCCATGGCTAAGATGCCGATGCTGCGGCCAGATTTGCCGCTGGCTTGGATGTCAGCAGCCTGGCGCATAGCCTGCAGCCTCATGTTGTCAGCCTGGATGGCACTCTTCTTGTATTCGTTCTGGATCTGGAGCTGTGACGAGATATAGGCCTTGGATGCAGCTTCTCGGTTCAGCTTTTCTTGCCGATTCAAGGCTGCTTCTTGCTGGTTCCAGGCCTGGGTCTGCAGTTCAAACTGCCGCTGCTGGTACTGGTTCTGGGCTGCGGCTTCCTGAGAGGCCTGGCTGTAGCTGGCGATGGAGCCAACTGCACTGGTGGCGAAGGAGGCAACGCCTAGGGCTAGGGCTATGGGTACACACATCGTTCAAAGGGGAGGAATAGGTGGGAGTGGTTTTTGGGTTCTCCGACCTTGAACCCTAGGAGCTTGAGGAGGCGGATATGATCGTGGTTGTAGCGGTAGACTCGATGGGCCAGACGCTCGTAGACTGTAAGCTGCTGGTCTACCCATTCTCGAGCCTGCCGCACGAACGCCAGGGGCTCCGTCTTGGTTGCATCCGTGGAGAGCATCCAGGGGGCCCCTAGGACGTCTGACACATGCACGACCCCCGCAATGGCCGCGATGCTGCCGTGCTTGTCTAGGATGGTCACAGGGGCCACGGAGTCGAAGATTCCACGCATGACAGCACCCAGAGGTTGGGTCGAGCTGGCCCACAGCTCCCTCCGATCGTCCTCGCAGAGGGAGACGTTTAGGAGGATGCCGTGATCAGTGGTGGCTGGGATGAGGGTGTAGGTCATAGTCGCTGCTGTCCGGGGGTGTCATATGTACCTTCCCACAGGATGCTGTCAATGGCAACAGGGAAGAGGTAGGGGGCCACAATCTTGACGGCAGTAGCATCGCCTTTAGCCATGACAGGCACGGTGTTGGTGCGATTGCGTACCATTGGGATGGCTCCTGGGATGTAGGCTCCTGCGACCTTCTGCTCGAGGGTTGCCACAAATAGGTCACGGCCAAGGCTATTGACCTCTACCTGGAAGGATCCCGAGTTGAAGCTCGAGAAGGTGACCCGGTGGATAATGGGGATGTTCCTGGTGTCGCGCTTCTCGTTCCGATCCTTAACGTAGAAGGCTGGGAGCGTGGCCTCTGAGCGGATACAGGCGCCGATGGCAAAGGTGTTAGCACTGAGATCCCCTGGGACCTGGAGGTGCCACCTACGGCCGGCTGGATTGGATGCCGTGTTGACCAGGGGACCGGTAAAGGTGATCCCAGGATTGGTGGTGCTGGTTGTCACGCACTCCCACGTTAGGCCCTGGTAATCAGCTAGGTGGTCGGCAATGCCTACCTCGGTGGTGTCGTTAGTGGCATTGTAGAAGATCGAGGGATTGTAGGTGTGGATGTCTAGCCTCACGTCCACTTGGTTTCCTTCGAAGACCAGGGGGCTGTTGGAGTTGTTGTTGTCGATGGTGACGCTAGCCAGGCTTAGGGTTGCTGGGTTGGTCTTGGATCGTAGTACCAACGTGAGGACGTTGCCAGAAAAGGACTGGTGCTCGATGACCCCAGGGACGATCCACCTGAACCATGCCGCCTGCTTTCGCTCGCCGTTTACGTCGTAGAACTTGAAACAGAACAGTTGGCCCTCTGCCTGCTTGCTACGGAAGGTCACCATCGAGGCCGTGGTTGTGGCCTGCATGTCCTGAATATCAGCAGGCAGATACCTGGGGACGGCCCTGGTTAGCTCTGCAACTCGTGTACGGCTCTGGCCTTCAGCTGTGAATTGAGCCTCGAACACAGAGGTGGAGCGGGCGCCTTGACTGGCAAGGAGGATGCTTGGACCGATGTCAACCGGAGCCAGATTTGACAACATGTCGTAGGAACCCACTTCCACCATTTCAGCTGTCTGGGTGCTGAAGGCTTCAGTATTGGTTTCAAGGCTGTATTGTCCATTGTCTGAAAAACAGAGAAGTCCACGTTGGTATGGGAGCATACGCCGGAATCTCAGAGGACGGGTTGATCCTGCAGAGCGGTCGACTGGGTCCGACGATAGAAGAGTGGTAACAGTGGTTTGGAAGAAGTTGAAGTAGTCGCCTGCAACGCTGGTGATGACGTTGTCCTGGCTGGATAGGACCAGCCTGTTCTTGAAGAACGAGATACCATCAATCGTAGCATCCTTGAAGGTTGCCCAGCTGTTGGTGGTGATGTCCCCAGCTTGACGGTCTACCCAGTATAGCTTGGCAAACGGATCGACAGTGGTTGTGGCTGTGACAGCCGACGTGATGGTGAAGGTATCCCCGAACTCATTGGTTACCACATTAGCTGCGGTGAACCCTGATCCAGGTCGACTGACGGTAACGGTGAGGATATTCCCAGAGACGTCGGTGGTCTCCACCCTGAGCCTGAGGTTGGTCCCTGTGCCTCCTCGGGTCCAGAAAGTTTGACCTGCCAGGTACCGGCCCCTGGTGGAGCTGAGAACGGTAACCGCACTGACAATGCCTGTAGTCGATACACTAGGCAAGGTGGCCAGGGCTTCAGCCAGGCCCAGCCTGCGTAGGGTGAAGGTACCATTAGCCTCTCGGATGAGGGCATGAGGCAGCGTGTCGACGTTGAAGCCGTTGTTGACTCCAGGACCAATCGTCTCCTCCCATACACCAACGCCTGCGTTGACTCCGTTGTCAGTCTTAAAGGTGACCCAGTAATCCTCACCATCAGAGCCTTCTCCACTGAGGACCTGGATCCGGGCGTTGTTAATGAACTGCCTGGGTAATTCTGCGGGGCTGGAGACCTTTCCCTTGGCAATGGCGATTGCCGCACCTCCCGTGCCGCCCTGAACCGTGGCGTCAAAGTTTGCACCATCGACCCGCCTCACATAGAGATAAGGACCCACCACCTTCGCGGTCAGGATGCCGCCGGCGTTGATCACCGTAGCTAGGCCATCGGTGACGTCCCTGAGGCTCAGATAGGTGCTCCCTGCAGTGTGAGAGGTCGTAAAGGTGTAGAGGGTCGATGGAGATAGAGTGAACTCGTAGCGGCTGCTGTATCCGATCGCGTTGATGCTGACGATCGCATAGGGCACATCTGTCGGGCTAGAAAGGCTTCCTTGCGTGACCGTCACCTTACGGTTCAGCACCATGGTGTAGTCACCCACGGTGAGCAGCTCTAGGTCGTCATCGGTTTTATGTGCCAGGTAACCCTGGGCCCCTGCGGATATGGCGTTGACGGTTTGGGTCTCGCCACTCTGGGCATCCCACACCTTGAGCATCGAAGCTCCTGCGGTGCGACCGATCTGGACTAGGTACTTTTCCTCGTCGTCCCGATCAAGTATACCCCACCTCGATGGCCCGCTCAGGGCCCCACTGAGCTGAGAGATGTGCTTGAGGCCAGGGCGCTTGATCAGGCCAAAGGCCGGCTCGGGTAGAAAGTTATCACAGGTGACAAAGGTGCCCTCCAGCTTCAGGGAATCAGGCTGCTGGGATACCCCTCCTATCAGGTTGTCGATCTGCTGAGAAACGGCGGGCATGTCTACCTAGCAATGATGGAAAGTGCGGTCTGCGTGGGGGCCATGAAGTACCGGCCCTTGTCGCCCTGCACGAGGACGTTGTGCCGGCCGGTGGTGCAGTCGTAGGCCAGGCAAGAAGCCCGTAGCAGTGCCTCGTCCTGGGCATTGAATAGGACCATCTTATCTGATCCAATGGTTCGGCCCGCAAAGACCCTGGCGGCTCGCTGAACGATGTAGCTCTGGAAGACAGTGGGAAGGTCCTCGAAGTCATAGTTCCACACGACGTCCAGGCTGATGGAGGTATTGGCTCCCCAGTCGAAACTATGGCTGAGGGTATTGTATAGCTTGCCATTCTTCTGGACAGCGCGAACCCTGAATTTGTTGTCTTCCTGGTTGACGGAGAGGTTGAGGATGCCCGGAGGAACGACGAGATCACCACTGCCATCAGCGAGCAGGGTGTAGCCCTTTTCGGAGTTGAAGTTCCAGCCCTCTCCTAGCACCTCCTCTCGGACGTTGCTTAGGATTAGAGTAGCTGTGGCAATCTCAGGGTTGGCCTGATCTAGGCTGGTGATGGGTGCCTGACCAATAGCGGTCAGCATCGAGTTGATGGCCTGAAGCTCGGTGGTCATGGCAAAGATGGT